TTAATACCGCCCCATTCCATGGAACACGCTACCAAACAACCCCATTAAAATACCAAAAATTAGGCTCAGAATTATAGCTGCAGGGATCGAGGCAATCGCAAGTTTAACCATAAAAACAACCATCGACATAAATGGCATTTTTATATCCACAACTGTAACTTCTTGTTTTTCATTTTCCACAGACATAACTATGCTCCTTATAGTGATATGCGATCAGTTTAAATTAATGAGTAATGCAGCTTTTCGAGATAACTAATGTTTCCCTTAAAAGTTAACTCTTATTCAGCGGCTTAAATACGCGGTTGCTTTCTTTATCATGCCGCCTTTCATTATGAGCTTCAAAGCATTACCGGTGAGTTAGTGATCAATGCAACTAATTGTTTAGCTATATGTATACTAGCTCATGCCCGAGCATTTTTTCGGTTACGTGTGACATAGTGCCGAGTTCTGAACATGTGGTAGAAATACTGCGGCGGAAGTCGTGGGCTCGCCACTGAGGTAAGATTAAGTTATCGCGTAACCTTTCAAATTGGGCTCACAATAGTTGCGGAAAAATCAAGCCGATGGACACTTATCGGCTTTTTCATATTCACAACTTTACCTTGCATCTTTCGTTGCGAGTTAAGGCATTGAATGGTCTAATACTCTTATCGGTTCCGTAAACGGTAAGCAGAATGCACCAAGATAATCAGCCCACTTTTTTCTTCTTTGATTATACCCACAACTCCATAACTATCTGATTTTAAAATATAGAAATGCCAAAACATCCACATTTAGACGCATATAGGACACAAACAACAACCAAAAAAAGACGCCCTAAAGAGCGCCTTCTTTATTGGCCAGTATGAAGCTAGTAAAGGCCAAGTCCTACCTTCTATTTCTGCTTAAAGAGTAGCTTTCTCTGTTTAGCAACCTTGGAAATTCTATTTTTAATACCTTTAATAACCGGACCTTCAGGTCTTAGTTTTTCTGCAAGATGTATAGTTTTTTCCGCTGATAAATATCTATTATGTCGCTCAAAAACTAGAGATAACTCTCTTAGGAGGTCCGCCATTTCACCGTATGCTGATTTATTAACAGCATCCTCGAATTCATCTAAAAGCTTCAGTCGTGCAGAGTTTACGGGACGGAAAGAAGGTAAACAGCCACTATAATCACTCCTGTCTAAAACATGAGGTAGTGTAAATTCTTCTCTTGAAATTAATACCCCAAAAATATCCGCGTGACCATAGTGTTGAGAACTTAACTTCTTTCTACTACGTGGCGACTTCTCTGTAACCTCATCCCCAAAATCAGCAATTTTGATGGTCAAGTTTTTACAGCTAAGTGGGGTCTGAAATGGAATATACTTTACCTCTACCTTGTCATCAGATAGACCACCAGAATATATATCCTTAACAATAATTTCTTTCCCTGTATCAATAGAAATTTTAGCTTTTGAGTTTGCATTGACCATAATTCCATTAACGTAGAATTCACTAGGGACACTAATATTTATAGTCTCACTCTCTCTTAACTCAATACACTCATACATTCCGACAGAAGAACCTTTGGAAGTATATGTACCACTTGTCTCGAAGCTATCAGGTAACAACGCCCTGATTACCTCGCTCAACTCAAAAGTTGGAGTGGTTGGTGTTTTATTGGAAGTGGGATAATTTTGAAGTATATGATCGGCAATTACATCTCCAAAAGTTGAAGCGGTAACTCTATCAAGGTGAGCAAAGTCCACAAACATTGATGATTTGTCTTCTAAAGAACTACTAGCTACGAAATCATAACCATTGATAACCTGAAAGTTGTACTTTTCTGCCAACTTTAAGTGCAATTTTACCCCTTCACTTTTTAAAGGGTCAGACAAATATGTGTAGACTGGCATGAGAAGAACAAAGACTTTAACCCCTGACAAACTCAGTATCGAGTATAACCTATCGGCAACTTCTTCAAGATGTGATTCATTAATCCAGCCTTGCTTTAAATGCTCGTTATCATTAATTGCAAAATCTACGATTATATAGTCTGAGTCAAAAATGTTTTCATGACTTGCAAGAGTATATAACCCTAAACCTGATGAGCATGCTCCTTTTGAAACATTATTAAGGTTGAAGTATTCAGCAAGTTTTGAGTTAATTCCACCTCTCATTAATCCGTTAGACGTACTCATTAAAGTAAGCTTGGGTAAACCTTCCATCTTCTTTTCCAACTATGTAAATTCAAATCTAGTATTAGCACCCAGTTCAATATATGTATTTGAACCATGAGAACCGAGCAAACCATATGAAATGCCTCTTATAGATGTTGCCACACAAAATCCAACAAATACAATTATATGTGTACTAATAGAAGAAAAATGGATCTTGTTTGTCTCCAGTTCGCCACTGGGCATATTGATTAAACAATGCTTGCTGGCGAGTGTTAAACGCTGAGATAAGCGCGGTAACATCCTGGTATGTTAGCTCGACCACGCTGTTGTCGGCTGCTATCCAGTTAATGACATCATCGACCTTTTCTGGATGGATAGACACTTCTGTCATCACGCCTTTCAATCGGTCAATACCGCGAATGCCATCTTTACCCATTCCGGTTTGAATGAAGACCTCACCAAACGGCAACAGGTCAAATTCAGCATCAAAGCGCGTTTGCTGTGATAGGCTCTCGTAATACTCCGCTACGGATGGATTTGGCATTTCGGCAAATGCACTCAGTTCAGGAACTGGCTCACGCACACGAACCTCGGCATATGCCCCATCTTTTGGTGCCATCTCTGGAAACTCATTACCTTCCCCATCAGACACCAGATTACCCGTTTCCACCATAGGGGTAGTCAAGGTAACCGAATGAATGTGGCTGGTCATCAGCGTTTCGCCTTGCTCATCAATACCAAATGCATCAGCCAGTGCCTGTTCCAGTTCTTCACGTGTACTGGCCGCTAGATAGTAAGGCTCGATTAACCATGGTTTCATTGTGCCGCTCCTAATGCTTTGATTTCATCATTTGATAACGCTCTATGAACGATTCGAAAGTTTTTGAGGGTGCTATTTAATGCGTTGCCGTTAGATTGAGCATTGGTACCCAGATACCCTACACCGCCAACGTCATAAACTTCCGGCCAAACCAGCGCCGCCGTGGAGACTTTTCCCTTGACGCTGCCATTAACGGCCATTGAAGCAAAGGCACCATCAAAACGAACTGCATACCTTTTCAAGCCCACGCTTTCAGCACTTGGCACTGTCGCATTTACTAGGTTACCCTGATCGTCAGACAAGCGAAGAATGAAATCACCACCTGGACTGAATCGCCAAACGGTAAAGTTTAATGAGGTGACACTGTTGAATCCAAGCACTGAATGGCGGCCTTGAGGAATATCGGCGTCAAACATAATAGTAAATGGATTGCCTGGTGCGGGCATATTATTCATCAGTGGAATACTACACATTGATGGTGCCACAACTTTGGTTGCTGAGGTGGTTTGCACATAGGGCGCGTTAACAATCTCAGCCACCCAAACGGCTGCAATGTTAATTGACACGCCAGCACTGGCTATGCCACCTAATACGGCGGGTGCAAGTGTGACAGATCCAGTGGTGCCCGTTAAGTCGGCACTCACCTTAACTTGCACCTTCGCCAGCCTTGGGGTGATTTTTTCAAATGAAATGAACTCCCAATCAACGCTCGTTGAACCGGAACTGCCATCGGCTAAATTGACATAACCAGACTGCCAGCCAAGGCTCGACATGTCTTTGCCAACGAGCACAACCGAGTCACAATCAGAATCCACATCCACAATCGCATTGATGTAATAATTGTTACCAGACACAACAGAAAGTGAACGACTGGTTAATGTCGCCGACGTGGTCGCGATCAACGTTTCTAAATTATCACACACATAACCATCAATGGTGACGGCATCGGTCGTTATAGCCGCATTGGTTGAGTTCACATACCAGCTGACTAAATCGTCACTGAATAACAGCTTCTGTGTGTAGCCGGCATGAAACAGCACCCCGTTTTGAGTGACCGCGATTTCATCAGCAGTTAATGGCTCCAACGCGCCAGATTTATTGATGTTATTGATGTCACTGGCGCGTGTAAAATCCGCTACGCGGTTGCCATTCGCATCGGATGTGCCATAACCCTTTGTGATTTTAGCGCCATCGTTAAACCCAATATCAACATCCCAATCGATGTTTTCAGATGAGACCTCACCAATTTTAGCGACCATATTCGCTTCGATATTGGCAACCATATCATCCTGAGTCTGCTGTACCTCCTCGTCCATTTGTTTAGCCGTGCGCACCTCATGCTCGGTGTTGTCGTAGGCTTTGAAAGTAACTGTGCCAAGCTCCGTCCACCACTTTTCCATTTCGGCAAAGTTGCCTTGCGTCACGTTGGTTGCTTCGCGAAGCGCTTGCGTGGCCGTTGTAAACTCTCCTGATGTTGGCATCACCGCTGCCGCTGCATTGGTCACTGTCGGGTTTGGCCAGTTGCTACGCAAAATGAGCTGGCTGGCAAAGACACCACTGATTTCCACTGGCGCTTCGTTACCGATGAGCAGCGCATCACCAACCTTAACGTTGGTGGTAAGGCCACTGTTTATCGTGACCGTTTTACTGCCGTTCGAGACAGTGACAGATGAAAGGTTAATCCAGGACATCTATGATTACTCCATAAATTCGTCGCCAGTAATGATGAGACTGGCACTGATGGTTTGTTGAGGCATAGTCAATTTACCGTTTTGGGTTTCCTCGACCCTGATTTGAAGTGAGATATCGCCAGCTGAAAGCCCGAGATCAACGCTGGTTGATGGAACAGTAAAACTTCGACTCTCTTCGGAAGACTGCTGTGGGGAGCGAATATATTCATCACTGGTTGCCAATACCGTCGTACCCGACATGACTCGCCAGACAATGTTAATCCAGCCCGCTCCGTATTCGAGGCCAGTGGCGCTGATATCAAACATAACCGGGTCGATTTTTAGCGTCCGAGCCAATCCTGAAGTAGAGGCTTTTACACTAAAACTTTGAACCGTTGTCCATGCTCCGCCTGTAATGGTTTGTGCGGAATGCGAAACAGTTTTGCTGGATGAGATGTTGCCTACGATTTGATTAGCATTGAGCTGGCCTAACACCGTGCAGTCTTCACCAATGGTCAGGTTATTAAGAAAACCGCCACCAATGCTGTAGAGATTGCCGTTCCCTTGCAGGGCAAACATCACATCGCCACTGCTGTTTTCTACCGAAATAACATTGTGACCGGAGTTAGCCACCGACTTGAGGAACACTTTATAGCCACCTGCAGAGCCAATCTCAATTTGTTCTGCATAAGATCCAGCTTTGGCCCTGACATCACCTGAAAAATCACCGGTACCACCACGAACAATAGGCGCTGAGATTTCAGTATTCGCTCTGAAGCGATCCCCGCTCACGGTTCCTGTGGCAAGTAAATCACCATGCACCATCAAAGACGGAGCGACCCACCCAGTTCCGTTAAAACGTTTGGTGGATGATGCGGTTCCTGCGCTGTTTCGATACGTCAGATGATCATCGACCACCGGATTACGACCATAAGTAGCTACAAAGTCAGCCGTTGCGGTCGCATTAGCAGGAAACACACCATTGCGCAGCGTGAGCGTGTACATTCCAGCCCCATGACCACCAGTGGCTCCCGTGTTGCCTTTATCCCCTTTGTCGCCTTTGGCGCCATCGAAATAGTCCACACCTTTGACTGGCGTATAACCATCTTCACCATCCTGAGCACGGATGTCGTCCACACTTTGGACCTGATAACCATCACCCAGAATCATACGGCCATAGACCACCATCTGACGGCCTGTGTTATCCAGGTACATTAACGGTAAGAACGCCCCATTTTCGACAGTGCCAAAACGAGTGTAATCGGCAATAAAATCAAGCTGAGACAGCTCGCCATCATTGCTGTTGTACATCCCAGACACTCGGCCATTCACATCGGTGATTAAGCCACCTTTTGCCACTGGCGTTCCGTTGGGTTGCACAAACGCCTGAGATATCAGCTTCACCGAAGCGCTCTGACCATCAGCAGTTTGCACCGTAAGATTACGAATGAAGTTAGCCAGTGGCCCATCGACCCAGCTGTGACCAGCTTGCACACACAACACCGCATCATCGTGAGTTGTGATGTTGCCGTTCGCATCGACACAATACCCCACAGCTGCTTTGGTGAAGGTATTCGCTTGTGCAAGGGTTTCCTCGTCACCATCGGTAATTTTGGCTTCCAGCCTTTCTTCGGTTGCCGCAATCGCAGTGGTATTAGATGCAGCAACTTTCTCCACGCGAACAATCGCCGCCTGCTGTTGGTCTTTAATGGCCAGAAGTTCAAGAGTGCGTTGTGCCTGAGAGGCGATTTCATCACTATGGGCGCTGATGTTTTGCTCGGCGTAAGCGAGCGCCACTTGCCCCTTTGAAAATTCTCCTTCTTTCAAAAATGCGTTGTAAGCATCTAAAAGCTCATCAAGGGAACCAAACTCGCCCAGTGTGTTTTCTACATCATGCAAACTGGTGACAACCTGACTGATTTGACCCGCCTGCGCATCAATCTGCTGCTCTGCCGTATCGAGTCTGTCGGCCTGCTCACCGAGTTGGTCCTCCACCCCTCCTGGTTGTTGGTTGTACGCAACAACTATTTGAGTGATGTTGGCTTCACTGGCATTGATCCACTGTGATGCCGTATTTGCTTTTTCTAACGTGTCGTTATCGGAAAGCTGCTGCAGCGTGGCCGTGACTTTCCACTGCGCATCCCAACCATCAATCTCCTGCTGGACATCCGTCAGTGTAAGCGCATTTGCATTCCAATAGTCTTGAGTAAGATAAACACCCCATCGAGCATTCTCTGGGTCAAGTTCTTGCTCTACCTGAGTGATGCGATAGGTTACGTCACCCAATTGCTGCTCTGCAGCGCTCGGCTTGCCTATTTCAATACTGTCGAACTCAGCATCCATCGAGATGGACAGCGCCGTGATGTCGCCTGCCCAACCATCCGCTGACGTTAGTTTGATAAGGATGGTTTCAAACACGCTGCTGTCAGCGGGCTGCAGAATCGTGACGTTCTGACTGCCACCGTTCCATGACAACGAACCTGCCTGCGCCGACTTAACACGCAAACGAACCACAGGGTTATCATCCGCATTAAAGCTGATGTCCGAACGAGTAAGCGCAGTACCTGTCACACTGCCATTGACTGTCCAGGTTGCACCCAACCAACCTTCAGCAGAAGTGTTGAACTGCCAGGAATAAGCCGGAGTAATCGACTCCAGCGCGCCTGCGACGATCTCGTTAACTTCACTGTGGCTGGCTTTGAGTTCAATCTGCCCCGCATTAACCAGAATCGCTGCTTCGGCTTCGGTTAAGCGCTGCCCTGTTTCTGTTTCAACCCGTTCCACTTCTTTGGCCGTGATGGCCACCTGAGCTTTCACACCATCAATGGCAATGCCAGCTTCGGTGTATTTCGCCTCGGTATAAGCAAACGCGCGGTTAATGATGAGGCCCGTTTCGGCATCACGATAGACCACCGCATCAATCAGGGTTTCCCCTTCTTTTACTCGGCGTTCGTATTCATCACGAAAGCTGTGTACCTGACTGGTGAGATTAAACAGTTCTTTTCCTGCGCCTTGCTGCTCGCGAGATACCGCGCCCAGTTGCTCCCCAACACCAGACAGCCCTTGTTGCACCTCCTCAATAGCCGAGCTGTTGTCTTGGCCAACCTGCTCAATCTGATCAAGAAACTGCTTGAGGTTATCGTCCAGAATGTCTTGAGTGATGTTGCCATCAAGAATATCAATGATGGTAGACGCGTCTTTGGTCGTCGTGGCCACCACGTTGATAAAGTCACTGGCGCCCACCGCATTCACAGCGCGAACCTGAAAGGTGTATTCCGTAGCTGGCTGCAACCCTTCCATTTGCCAGGCCACGCCCGTTCCGCGCAGTTCGCCCTGGTACCAGAATTCATATTCGGTGCCGAAGGCCAGCGATTGCGACTGAGGACGTAAAATGACGTAGGTATTGCCGACATCCACCACCACATCAAACGGCGTGGCAGGTGCGCTGAAATCCACCGTCAGCACCACCCAACCCGACACAGCCAATGCGCCAAGCGCTCGAACCTGTATCTGGTACTGGCCCGTGAGCAAGTAAGGCAATTCAATCGAGGTGGTCTTGGTGTTGCGCGACCACAAAAGATCTTGCCCAGCATAAATGCGTACATCATAGCCGGTGATATAACCCGCTGGCGATTGCCAGCTCAGCACACCATAGATGTTCGGCTGAGATGACAACGAAAAAGAAAGGCCGCTCGGGGGAGCGACCTCTAATGGGTTAGGTAAGTTGGTATCTGGCACATCCGGTTTGGGTGGCTTCGGGTGCCAAAGGTAATGACTGTCCTGGTATTCAATCAGTTTGAGTCGGGTTTCGTTATCTTTATAGTCAATTTCACGCACACAGAACGGCTTGGCGTCCCAACCACGGGTCAGAGACGCCACTGTGATGACGTCAATCTCTTCGACCTGCTCACCGACAAACGATTTTACTGACAGGTTTAGGGTCATGCTGTCACGACTGAGTCTTGCCAGTACTTCGGCGTATTGCATTGCCTGCTCGTAGTTGTCGATCCCCTCGACTTCTTCATCCTTTTGCAGCGGGATAAAGTTATCCTCTGCCAGCCATTGCTGATGCAGGGCGCTGTCCTTTTCAGGAAAGACCACTTCATTGGTTTCCCAGTTTAAATCACGGTCTGGATAGCGAATAGTGACCTGATTGTAACGCTGACCAATATCCAGTGACGCCGTGGACATGCCGCCCGTCAACATGTCTTCACTCACATGCAACACGGGGTCACGCTGCCTGTCTATCTCAATGCGCAGACCGTTCTGACCTTCCACTGCGTAACCACGACAGGTTTTCAGCAGCTCTTTGAAGTTCTCCAGCAACGGTTCATTGGTATCCAGTGCAATATTACACTGCATGAGTTTTTGACCGTCGACGACGGTGTCGCAATATAACACCATTTCTTGGTTAAATACGTCATCCCACTCACTGACTGGACGACCAAGCCCATAGTCAGTATTGGTGAAGTAATCTTGAATCGCCTCAAGCGGATTGTCACTTCGAGCGGTTAACGTTGCTTGAAACTCTGGTCGACCTTGTGGATAACGCTTGTATTCATCATCCATTGCCAACTTAACGTAGGTGACCGCGAGGTTGCGAAAATGCATGTTCGACATGTCATCCGGTGCCTCATCGGCAAACCACTGCGGCATGGTTTGAGACTCAGAGCCCAATTGGTGTTCAATTAGCTGCTTACCATTAAACCCACCAAACTTAGTGTACTCCTGATCATCAAACTTGAGGTTTTCAATCGAAGTGACCGGACCAATCCCCCAAACCAAAATGGCAAAGTAGGTTTCGTTTGGCACGTCGGCGGTGTGGACGTTTTTGACCGCCTGATAAACAATGACGGGTTTGAGTGCACGCTTGCCATATAAGACATGTAATGGCTGGTCGATACCAAAACGCTGGACGGATATCCCGCCGCGTTCCTGACGAGGAATTTTAGGCTTCTGTGTGACAGACCAAACGGCCGTGGCCACCGAGATGATGACCGCTACAATTTCCCACATGGGTTATCCTCCGGCTGTACCTGCCCAGTAGATGGTTTCACTCGCTTTCGCGGCATATTTAAAAGCGTCATCATCGGCGTGACGCTTTTTGTGTGAGGTTGGGCTCGTTCGCCAAGCATTAATCCGTTCAAACTCCGCCCAGCGACTCGCCACCTTTAGCACCACTTGGCCTTGTTTATCATCATCGGATTTACCCGTGACGTTACCACGCCAAATCGGCTCAACATGGATGACCTGATAGTTTTCATCCAGAAATGCCCGAGAAATAGACACGCTTCGCTTATAGACATCGGTGCCCAAAATGGTTTGAGTAATGGCACGATTTGCCAGGCTAAAAGCAAAGTTGACTTCACCGACACGCATCTCTGCGTGACGGGTCAATGAATCTATTCCTTTAAATGCGCCCGAAGATTTGTAGATGATCCCACCCACTTCAATCTCGATACCTGCATCGGTGAAATAGAACGGATTGTCTAAATCAAAACGCAGCAAATGTACACGGCGAATCAGACCAGAACTGAGCTGGTCTAATACGGTTTGAGGGAAAATTTTCATAGTAGCTCGATGAATTCGATTTCAGAGAAAGTACCGCGCACTTTGTCAGCTTTTAATTCAAAGCTTTGAGGCTTACTTCCTGGTCTTTTAACTAAGGTAAACACCGCACCAGTACCAATCACCGTGGTGTTATCTGGCAGAGATTGCTTTAACGGGCAGTTAATTTTCAGAGTGGTTATCCCGGCATTGTCTGTTACCGCATCCTGCGTGACCATGTACACCTTGGTGTGGTTAGCGAAATTAATCAAATCTCCAGCAGCCAGCCAAGTGACATTGGCTGGAGCATTACGACAATTGATCGTGGTTGAACCGGATAGTGTTTCGGCTGCTATACCATTCCCGCCATTTCCGTGTATTTCGCTGATGATGGGCGGTTTCCATGTAATTGGAACCGTCGACTTTAGAGACTCCATTAATAACCAAAGCTGCCTTGCCTCAGTGCTGCCTTTTTTAACCTTTACCGAGGTGTAATTCAGTTCATAGCGATGGCTTGGTATCTCGAGCAGTTCGGTATGCAGACTAGGACTTTCATTCGAGTAATGAGGATGGTTAGAACGCAGCTCTACATCTTTGCAAAAACGGCTCCAGCTCATTAGAATTTTTCTCCTCTATCGCTTTTTACTTTTGCCACTGCGTTATGAATTGTGTCACGATGATTCATGATCAATTGATCCATGCCTGTCGCATCAATGGCTGATAAGTTAAATTGAAAAACATTAGACGCTTCTGTGCTTCCTCTTGAACTTTGCGAGGCCATGCTATTCGCCATTTTGTTGGTTGGGTCGTTGGCAGCAAACGGTTGGCGATACATAGCCATCACCGCTTGATACATTTGGTCAATTCGTCTCGCAGAATCATTGGTATAAACTCGCTCACCTGCTTTTAACGTCCAGTTCGATTCCGTACGACCACCGTACATCGGAACTTCACTAATACCGTTGTGAGCCATACCAGCTATTGCTTGCCCCATAATCATCGCAGCACTCGCAGCAGATAGCGCTCTAATTACGGTTGCCTGACCTACGCCTGCAATGGGACCAAGACCAATTGGCGGTGGAGTCAATGCAGCAGCTGCAGCTACTTCACCTTGCATATAAACCTGAGCAGCGGCCATGCCTTTTTGTGCGACAAATGCTGCCTTCTGCAGAACTGAGCCTTGCTTAGCGGTTTGCTCTATCAGAGATAGAGCTTGAGAAGCGACACCAAACTTCATAGACAATACAGATTGTTCTATACGTTTTTCTGCATCGGCACGTTGTTGTGCTGCCTGTTTGGTTTTCTCGGTTTTCGCATCTTCTGCAGCGTTGTGAGCATCAAATTGCCTCTGAAGTGCTTCTTCTTGTTTACGCTCGAATTCTTCCTGCTCATCATCGTAGAACTCTTGCTCTCGCTCCCTATACTCTGCTTTCAAAGAAGTTAAAGATGCAAAGCCACGCTTTTCAATTTCTTGCTCTGATAGTTTGAGGTTTTCGATGTCTGTAAGACGCTGCTCATGAGCCAACTTTAGCTTTTCCCGCTCATTGGCATACTGAACATCTAACGATTGAAGGCGGTTTTTACCTGATTGCTGCTGACTTTCAAGTTCTGAAGAATTGACTGGGCGTGGTCTAGGCTTTGGTGGGTCTTTAGGCTTATCGCTATTTGGCGTTCGATTGAAGCCTAGAACATCGTTTTCATATTGGCGTTGGTATTTATCTACCGTTGCCAACAGAGCTTCATAGTCCTGATTAAGCTTCTGAACTTTAGTTTCAGCTTCTCCTACCTTTTTGCTGAAATTTGAGTTAGCTAACCGAGCCTGGACTTCAACATTACCGACTGCGCTCTTTTGCGTGGCTTGTAGACTATCCAGCTCTTTCTGCGCCCTTTCCAGCTCAATTCTCGCTGTCTTGGCATCTCCCTGTGCATCACCAAGTTTTGCTAGGATACCTTTTTCGGTTTTAGGGTTGTCACTCATGCTATCGAACTTGGTCCCCCAATAGTCGATAGCATTGGTTAACTTATCGGTAAACCAGTCAATTTGGTCACTCGCACCAAGTACAGCGTTAGCAAATGACCTCTCCATTTTTAGAGAAATATCAGTTAGCTTTTGGTCCATTTCTTTGAACTTCTCGATGTCGTATTCAGACATTGAGACATTCAGGTCTTTGTATTTCCCTGTGAGTTCGTAAAGCTTTTGGCCTTGGTTCTCGAGTAACGGCATTAATGCCGAGGCATCGTTAGCAATGCTTTCCAGATAGAATATCTGGCTCTTCATCGGAACGTTGGCGGCATCCATCGCCGATTTGACTGCAATAAGCGCTTCTGGACCAGATAGCTGTTGCAATTTTTCGATAGTGAGACCGACTGTAGGTGCTACATTTTTCATGAAGTCGGCAAATTCACCGCCTTCGTTCTCAGTGAAATCACCGAGCTTGTCATTCACATCCTTAAGGATGTCCGACATTTTCTCGCCACTGATATTGTATTGTTCAGATGCGTAACCTAGCGCTTGAATTTCTTGTACGGAAACCTGAGATACCGTAGCCATCTGCTGGATAAGCCGACCATGTTCAGCTTGTCGTGTAATCAGGTAACCTGTCGCGCCAGCTACCGCACCCAGACCTGCAGTCACAGAGCCAGCAATGGTCATCACACCTTTGGCGGCGAATTTCGCACCATCGGCTGACTTTTCCAACGACTTGGTAAGATTCGCGTTTTCTTGATTCGCTGCTTTGGCTTCTTTAGTGTAGCCACGCAGCATCTTCTTTGCGTAATCCACATCTTTCTGAAACTTAGCGGTTTCAGTATTGAAGCGGATATTAAAATCAGCTATCTGGGCGCTCAATGCGGAATCCTCCTGCTGATTCGCTCAACGCCATCAGCTCTTCATCGGTATATTCTCGGGGTTCTTCGGGCTCGCCAGTGAAAGGTAAAAAATCTCGGAAGGAAATAGGCTCGTCCAACTTAATGCCTGCAGCTAAAGCGGTGACATTCCAGTTAGACGCACAACTAACAGCAAATCGCCAGTTGTCCATCTGGGATGTGAATCCTTGCTCAGAAAAGTATTCTTGCCACTCTACAACCGTTTCACTGCTAACTGAGGCAAGCATGGTTCGCCAACATACATGACCAAATTCTCTAGCGAGGTCTTGGGCGAACCGCTTTTCAGCCCGAATTAAGCTTTTGGGTCGACAGGTTCCTTATCGTCAGGCTCAGGATTCGATGCTTCAGCATCCTCTTCTGGTTCTGGTAGTTCCATACCTGATAACTTGGCGACCTCATCATGCACATGTTTAATCTGCTCTACTGACATCGATGCCATGATGTGTTGGTGACGTTCTTCGATATCTTCGATGTCAAAGTGCGAACCAAACGCAACCAACCTTGCGCTCATAATGAAATTCAAACGATCCCACTGCTTAGTGACTTTGCTCGCCTTGACTAAAAAAGCTTCCTTTTCTTCTCGGCTTGCGTCTTCTTCTGGTGTTTCAAGCCGTTCTGGTAAAGTTTGGTCTGAACAGAAATCCATAAAGTCGAAGCGATCGAGACCAGAAAGCTGACGGATGGTGAGCTCTTGCTCACCAACCGGAATGGTTTTCTCTTTTAGAAATGCCATCGTGCTTATACTCCCGCAGCTTGTTCAATCAAGGCGTCTTCAGCTGTGATTGGCTTACCAACGTTCTTGATTTTTACCGTGCGAGTAATTTTCTCTTTGATAGTGACTGCCTTACCCAAAGAGTTGATATAGCCTGGATAGATATCTGGTGTGCCATTGGGAAACATGATGCGATAAGTTCTAATTACACCATTTTCAAAATCGGTAACTAATTGCTGTTGGCCAGCTTCACCAGGTTTCCAAACCAAGGTAATGGTCGACTCGCCTGATGATTTTTGACCTGGAGACGTTTTCGCCCAGTCGGCTTCTGGGTCATCCAGGTAGTTATCTTCTTCGTCTTCGCAAGTGAGTTCAGCGCCTTGGATTTCGCGAACACCAGCAAGCTGCGTCCATTTGGTGTTTTGAAAGTAATCATCAACCACGTCGATGGTTTCACCATCATTCAAGCGCCAAAATGTCGTGCCAGCGCCTTTGACTGCTTTGGTTGGATCTAATGTTCCTGCCATGATTAAACCTCTTCGGTGTATTCAATTGAAAATGTTAAAACCAAGGAGCCCCATGGAGCTCCTTCCTCTCGGACGTACGAAAACCCTGCGCGATTGCAAAGGCTTAACAATCCGTTGGCGCCGTAGTTACGGTCAATAACGCCCCGAACTTTCTCACTAAAGCTATCGAGGTCGTCATCCAGTTGATTAGTGGCCAAGTCCATAATTTCCACAGCAAGTACCGAGCTCCATTCCTCTTCATCAAAGTCCTGCCCAGTTGATTCACCATCGAGCATGTAGACGGAAATGGCTGGTACTTCTAGGTATCCGGTTTCACCATCATCACTGGCAGTAACTGGCTCGCCTCGACCAGAAAAATACGCAGCAATAAGTGGCTGTCCTTCACCGTCAACCAATGCAGCGTCCAAGTCAGCAATGACCTGATTTCGAACCTGTTTGTTAATTTCCACGCCCTACTTCTCTCCTAATAACAAGTCTGATTTGATGGCTCATGGCATAAGTAAGCTCTTTAGGCATGTCCGTCTTCATGAGCTTTTTGCTATTGGCTTCAAATGCCGTGGTGATTTCATTCTTGATTGGAATCGCACACAATTTGATTGGGTAGCGTGACTCACTGGTGCGTTGCATGATGTGCCACTTACCATTCTCTAGTTTTTGCAGAAAAGCATTGTCAAACTTATGCTTACCTACTTTGATGGACGTAAAACCGGATATGTCTCGCTTGTTATAACGGCCATCTTTACCACGGGTCGCACTTTGCACCTGGTAACGTCCTTTTTTACGCCGTATTTGTGTACGCGCTTCCCCTATGTGAATAGCTGGGATGTCGGTACGCCTCACTCGAACATAAGCAACAGGCTGCTTTGGCGAAGCTTTTTTGGATACTCTGGCGTAACGTCGGATGATTTTTTGCTGAACCTTGACCGCCTTGGAAGTGTCTTTCACTGAGTGACTGATTGCTCGGGTGGCGATACGGTTTATTGCCATAGAACTGGCACGAGGTACCGCTTTTTCATCTAACGCACTGAGGTTCTTTACTGCAGTTGCCAATTGGCGGTCTAGTTCATTCATTTCAGATCAAAACTGATTAAGCCATCATGGTATTCGGGCACGTCAGCCACTACATAACCGCGGCTTTTATAAGTGACCTTATCACCCTTACGCACCTTCACACCTGATGAGCCGGAAATAGACAAACGGGTCACATTCGCGGCCATCATCCCAAATTGATCTTGTGATGTATTAGGAACCACTTCTGCAGATTGACCCGCAATGACAGCAGACTCTCCGAACGCATCAAATAAGGCAGAGTCCATTTCAGTTACTGATTGAGACCAATTACTCATCTTCATCTTCTTCTACTTCGAGTTCGTCTTCTGGAACCCAAACTGCTTTCTTTTGACCAACCAAAGAACGGGCTTCTGATGGGGTGACATCGCAGCCTTGACCAACTTCAAGTACGGTATCTGGTTTCACTAATTGGCCGTTACATCGGAATGGTTGGGTGACTGAAATTGCTTGAACAGACATTTTGTTTCTCCAAATAAAAAGCCACTCATGCAGAGTGGCTTAGATGGTTACTGGGATTAATTACGCTGCTGGCTTTTTGCCTAAACAGAACGAAGCTGGATGACGGACAGTGACGTCAGCATCCTGGAACGCGACTACGCGCAAGCGACCTTTGGCACTGTGAGTGTATGGGTCAATGGTTAAGTCCAGACCACCCCACAAACCAATCAGCATTTCAGACCACACACCGAACCAGTAGTCGCCAGTCTCAATCTGGTTGGAAATGTGCGTTCCGTATCCATTCACAGTGTTGCCACCTTCCCAGATTGGCGCACCGTTAGTACCGTCAAACTTCTGAGTTGTCTTACAGTGGCCACGACCCGTAGCGTTCATCATGTAGAGCATGGAGCCAACATCAGCATTATCTGCCGTGATTTCAGTCTCCATGTTTACGATTTCTTGATAGGTAGGATTCACGGCCGCGAAGTTCACGCCGTTCACACCAGTGATGTTGGCCAGCCCAAGCGGTTGATCTCCACCTGTGCCGTACAAAGCCGCTTTATCAATAGTCAGAGCCAGTGCCTTAGCAATATCAGCACGAGCTAACATTTCGACGTCTGGAGAAGACTGCATCAGCATTTTTCGAGTCATCTCAACCAGAGCCGCACAAGTACGGTTCTGCAAGCCACGCTCGCCAAAGGTAATTTCAGATAGCGTTGCATCGACGTCTTCACCAAGCCAGTAACCCGTTGCACCGCCTTCCTGAGTTGGGATAGACAGATCACCCACCAGCCCGGTCAGTGTTGTCGCGTAGTTCATCACCGCTGACTTGTTGTAAAGCATGTCAATGAAGCTACCTGCCATATGTTCCGTTGCAACCAAGTTGCCGCCAGTACCAGTTTTACTCACTGGAGCAGCAGCACGGAGAACGTCATTTGGCACGATAATACCCTGAGCTTCACGCTTCATCTTGTCGGCGGCAGCTTCTGATGCTTCTAACTCAAATGCAGCAGCTCGACGGTATTTTTCATTCGTCGGCTGAGAAAGGTAACGCAGTACATTTAGGAATGAATACTGACGGATTTCATTATCAGACAGACCGATATCAGGACTGTCTGCAACAGTTGGCGTTGCACTACGTGAACCAGCTGGCTGGCCACCATTATCACTTGCCGCATCAAGCAAGGCGCGTTGATAGTCGGCGGCTGTCTTCGTTTTATCACGAAGGTAAGCATTAGGGTCAACACCGCGGCTACCGTACTGCTCAAACAGATCAAGAATGTCACGCACTCGGTTTTGTTCTGCTTCCGCACCTGCTTGGCGCTCAGTGCCGGCTTCTTCGATCACTTCCAACACTTCGACAATGGCATTGTTCTCATCAACTTTTGCACGTACCAAACGGCCACTGGCATCACGCAGGACTTTTTCTTTCATAGGATTGCTCCGTTTATCAATTATTTCAGGTTCATTTTCTGCTGCGCCAGCTGGGATGATGATCCCCATATCACGCAGATGGTTTTGATATTTAGTGGTATCTAAGCTGCGCCCTACACCAACGGAAGGGTCAGCGGGAACGGTGACGAAAGAGAGCTCAAACGGCTCCCAATCTGTCACGCGGTAAGTGCGAACATCATCCTCATCACTCTCAAGCACCATCGCATGCACGATGTAACCGATAGAGACGTGTTGACGAATGCCATCTTTAACGTCTTGCCAAATTTCCTCCGCCCGTGGGCTGGTCCCGAACCGAACAACGGCACGTCCATTTCCCTTTTCAACACGAGCTGACTCAATCACTCCGACCAGGTCATCCCAATCGTGATTAACTAACGCAGACGCGCCCGCCTCAAAGCGCTCCATTCGTATCGCACCAGAGGAATGATCCAGTACTTCGTAACCAAACCATCGTTCCACTGGGTACTCACTGGAGAACGCCAGCTCAACCGTGCGGCTTTCTTCGTCCACTGACTCAACCGTGTAGTTCCGATACACAGGCTGACCAGTAACCTGACGAATGAGGTCACTAGATGTCAGTGTCTTCTTCTTGCTCATTTTGTTTTTCTCCTGCAGGTTGTGCGGTGGCTGTAATCCCCAATATCTGGAGAATCATTGCTTCCGGTATGCCCTCCTTCCTCATGGCTGCAATATCCGCGGCGTACCCTTTCCAAACTTCAACAGGGTCACGACCAGATTCTCGGATAGCTTCGCCTGGTGATTTACGTGCGTTTGATTGAGCTTCCGTAATAGCTTTTTCTTCTTTGAGCGGATCAACCCATTCCCAACGGCGTGCTTGCCATTCAACCTCTAAGAACTTGCCTAATCGGCTGGCTGGAATAGATTTGCCATTGGTATTGATGATTTTTCCGGAGAGAAGTGAATACTGCAGCCAACGCTCATAGATGCGCTGACAAACTGACTCGATGAACCACTCTTGAAGCTCTTTCCAACCGTCACGCTCATCAAGCTTGCCTTGACGAATCGAACTGAAATTCACGCCCTCGAGATCGTTAGCAAAGGTGTTGTAAGCAATACCAACACCCGTCGCGATACCACGCAGCATATGCTTGGAGAATGTAGCGGTTTCAGTTGACGGAAAATCAGGAGCGTAATCCACTGGCTCAAAGCCCGGAGGCAGAGTCACAACCGTGTTGGCTTCAAGTTCAATTTCTGGCTCTGCAAAGTCTTCCCCATCTTCCGGTTCATACACATCTGGGTCGGCTTTCAGCACCATCGTTTTACTCGCGCCAGCTCGAGCGTTAACCACTGACGCTTCTTCGAATCCCGCTAAGTTTCGCATCCGGCTAAGCGAGCTGTGATTCCAAGGTATGCCACGGAATTGCTCTGGGTGTTCCTGGTCATAGATGTGCAGCATGTCCTCGGCGGAAACACGCTCAAACTCTTTACCGCTATGCCTGAACGGTTCAGCCAAAACGCCAGCTTTCGTTTCAACAAGGTAAGCGACTGGACGACCGTAAGGCGTCATTTCAACGCCATGACGAATAATATTTCCATTCGCTAACCTGCTTTCATTCAACTGTATCGGTACCCGTAAAGGATCAATCAACTGAATAGCAAAGCCCCAAGGGCCAGCGGTGGTACCTTCAACAATTCTGATGAACTGCTCACCACTACCGACTACTGTGTTGAGGATTACGCGCTTGGCTCTTTGCCAGTCAAGACGGCCATCAACCGTACAAGTGTCTCTTCGCCCCCAACTCTTAAACGCTTTTTCAACGGCAGCATTACCATAAGCATCGAGCGAACCATCCAGCTCTTTTCCGCGAACCTGAAGAACGATGCCTTTGTGGCCGAGCACGTTCTTACGAACTTCTCGAACAAATCCACGGGCATAATCGTTATTGCTGATTTGCTCCCGAGAACGAGCAACCAATACAGACAACTTTTGGTCAATCATCTTGCCAATCGGTACAGGAGAGGAATCCCAAGTACTGTTATTTCTGTCTGGGTCTGCTGCTGAAAAAAGGTTACGTGAGACAGGATTCAGTTTGATATAGGGAGCTTGACGGCGTTTCTTTTTCACCTCTGGTTGAGCTTTACTTTTAAAAGGATTCCACATCAGCGCATCCTCACTTTATGTACTGTCAAAAGACCTCGGCCAGACTTCTTACGCTTCTCCTGATTTATCCGATTAAGGAAACGCTGCTCTAACTTCAGCAGGCCACTAAGCGGGGTTTTCTCCAGACTGCGCCCACCAAATGACAGCTTTAGCTGATCAGAGGTTGCACGGTTGGTCAACGTTGCCTGGATAGCTGCCAATGCTTTTTCTGCTTCGCTTCGTGGGTCGTGAGTATCCATCGCTGCCAAATCTGGCAGGACAGTCAATCGACTGGTTAATGGCTGATGTACATCAGTGCCATCACTCACTCGCAGCACAACACTGTATTCTTCCGCTGGCCAGCTCGCGGTTTCACTTGCTGGCACAGAGAAAAGAAACGCCTCACCTTCCGGCGTACCGACAATGTCAGCTTTACCGGATGCGGAACGAAGATAGAGAGTGGCTCCCCAAGTACTAGCGGGAAAATCTGGATAAGAGAGTTGGAAGTTGACCGACAGACCTGCAGTGATCGTCGTCGGCATTACCATGATTTAGCAAAGTTTCCTTTCCGCCGGACTAAACGGCGCTTACGTTTTTTAAACTTAACAGGCTTACGTTCTTCTTCGTCTTCCTGCTCTTCTTCTGCCTCATCGGCTACCGATTCAGGTTGAGGTTCTTCCTCATCATCAGTCGGCTTATGTTTCTTGCGGTCAAGTCGCAGCATTCTGGCCACCATATAGTTCATGCCTTCGCAGTCGAGGAAGTGGTTGTCCTTGCTTACTCGGTTCCACTCACCCTTTTCTTCATCAAACTCTTCGGCAACGATCTGCTTACAGTAGTCTTCTGAAATATCGGAAGGCAGTAACCAGTCACCGACGGTTCCACGCTTCCATCTAACACGGTTGTGTACCCAAGCTTTCGCTAAGCTGGCATCGAAATCCCAACGTTTGTCACCACGCTTTCTTACCTTGCCCTGCTTATCGACTTCGACACGGGTTACACGAAAAGGCTTAGGAAGTTTTTGCCAGCCCATTAACGCTCGTGCGCGAGTTTTATGGCGACGAACCCAAGCGTAAACTTCATCAGTTCGATAACCAGCATCGACACCACACTGGCGTATTCTTAAATCACCCCACTCCTGTTCCATCAGGTCATCAAGTTCACCCCAGACCTCTGGCTTGTCGGTGTCACCCCAAAGCTCCCCGAACTCAATCAGGCGAGATGTCATGCCGTTGATCCAACCTCGAACAACATAAACCAAGCGGTTTTTCTGGACGTCCACGGTGCAAATTAGTGTGTCTACCCCATCAGGAATATCACCTGATGAGTAGGTTGAACGTAGCTTATAGACTTCTTCCCACTCTGGAGCGTCACCGACAACGGCAAATATCTCGCCAAAGCCAGTGTTGTAGACTGAAAGCAGCTGGTGCGGGTCACCACCTCTCTGTGCTTGTAGGAGTTTTCTTGCTAAGTAGCCGTAACTCTTTTTCCCCGAGAAGGAACACAATCCGCTAACCCAAATACTGAAATGGTTGTTGTCTTCCAATGGATGAAGCATGGAGTGAAACGGGACTACCGTAGACTCGCCACCTTGGGTGATTAGTACAGTAGAGTCATCGTGCTTCTTAGCGTACTGACCAGGTGCAATCGCAACGCCGCGAGCATTCATTGCCTTGCGGTGCTTATCTTCAATCTGACCACCACAGTGAGGACAGATTAAACGAGCTTCTCTCGAGGCAGCTGCGGGTGAGACTTCATTTTCTGTTCCTTTGCCCGGCCACCAAAGCAGCTCACTACGTGGAATGAAGTATTCACCGCAATCTGGGTCTGGACACGGAACCGCCCATTCATGTCGGGTTCCCTGCTCCCACTCCAACCAGATAGGGCTAGAGACTTTACCTTTCGGCGCAACAGCCCAATGAGTTATTCCTGTATCGGGATGTTCATAGGTACTGGCCTTGCCGTGTGTTGGCGTACTTGTCAGCCCAAGTTTTGAATCGATGTAAGCATCACCACGAGCTTCTGCAATTTCAGCAAGAGAGCCTTCACCAGTGGCGTTTGCATCCGGTCGGTCTAGCTCATCCACCAAAGTGATGACTGCAGAGTCGGACGCCAGCTCGGTTGCCGAACCTGCCCATGCGAAACGCAGCGACACACCACCAATACGCTTTTTATGTTTTGGACTTTTGTCGTCGTACTTAATCCATAACGCCGAGCACTCTCGGAACATTTCCATGATCTTCGGCTCAACAACGTTGTTGATGTTCGATTCGGTTGGACCTACGTAAATAATCGGTGCCGGTTGATCATCAAGTCGCCAGCCAATCACGTTTTGCATGGTGGCCGACTTCCCCATCTGTGTTCCCATCACAAAGGTAATCTTCGAATACGCTGGGTCAGCAAAGGCGACACAGACGGGAATCATGTATGGCGTTGAAGTAGTATCAAACGGACCAGGTATCGGAGAGCCCGGAGGCATAATTCGGTTTTCAGTTGCCCACTGCGCTGCATTCCTCAATGGCTTCGCTCTGATCATCTCGGCTACGTTTTGCAAGATATTCAGCAACGAACGAACTGAGGTGGTCAGCGGTGGAAGTGCGTATACGTCTGGCTTCTCGGTCAATGGTGTTTTTGCACTTGGCGGGTTCATGTTCTGAAGCTACCTCTAAAGCGGTTCGCGCACCTATCCCATCCAGCTCACTGCCGAATAAGTTTCCAACCATGTAAAGGAACTGAGCCAAGTCGCCCAAATCCATAACGGTTTCTTCTGCCTTCTGAGCTTCAATCTCAGCTTTTCGGCGTTTGGCTGCAGTCAGTAATAAGTCTTCACCATCTTTGGTACCGACCTTTGGAGCGCTGTGCTCTTTTTCGTACTGGCCAACCTGCTTTTTAATTTCTCGGTCGATAATCCATTGAATGGCTTTATCCGTTTCAATGATGAGTGGCTTGCCTCGGCCACCACCGCTTTGGTGTGGCAAACCCTCTTTGATGAGGTCACTCACCCACTTGGGTGAGTAGCCCATGATTCGGGCAAATTCGTTTCGGTTTACTTCAGCCATAGCGACATTCTTCTAGTGTTACGCGTTATGGTTCACTCCCTTCTCAACCCGCCCGTTAGAAGGGAGTAGAAACCGCACATAAAAACGAGGCGGAAACGGCGAGTCTCAGCCCCGTGGCTTTTCGAACCTCTGGGAAGGACCCAAAAATCTCTCGCAGCCCACGTGGAATAAGGCTTGAAGGGAAATTCACTCGAACTCAATCGAACAGCGTTTTAAAAGCTCATTTTTGCCCCGATTTTCGACCCCTCGAAAAACGCTGAAATCAGGCGATTTTGGGCAAAATAGGGGTAAAACTCCCTTCTACTCCCTTCTTGGTTTTAGACGTCTAGAAATCTAAAAAATCACAATCACTGCAATTTACCGATTTTCTTAAGAGTTAAATCGGTCAGCGACGCTTGAGCCCTTATGAACTCTAAGCTCAGGCTAGATGATCATGTTTTAGGATCTTCCCGCGATCTTCCCATGAAAAAAAATAAAGCCCTGTAGATCTAACCAGTTGTGATAGGTCTGCAATGCCTTGAGTTTTAAGGCTTCTGTCGTAGTGTGTATGTAGGCTTGGTCTAGGTCTGACATCTTGTGATTGAGAATGCGTTCACGGACGAACTTATCGACACCAAGGTCAGTCAACCGTGTACCGACTAACTTACGACAATGATGGCTGGTAAACTCTCCTTCACTCCAATCAGCATAAGTGCTGTTGGCCGTATCCTTACAGATGGGCGCATCCCCTTTCGTATTTGGGAATATAAACTTTTGGCCTTCTTTCTGAGTGAGCTGATATTGTTGAAGCAGGTTTCTAATCTGCCAGGTCATTGGCAACATCAACGCTTCACCGTTCTTGGCATTACAGGCGGGTATCCTCCAGATATTCTCATCCCAATCGATATGGCTCCATCGAGCTAAACGGGTTTCGCGAATACGTGTACCATGCGCCAACTGCATCAAAACAAACACCTGCTTTTGCAGTGAATAAGCCTTGAGCCTATCGAGTAATTGGCTCACATCATCAGACTGAATCTTGCCCTCATTCGGAGTGATTTTCTTGTTGATGAAGTCAGTAAACACCATGCCAGCAACAGGATTAGAAACGATATGCTCCTCCCGATACGCCTGATTAAACGCGGCTTTCAGAATTGCAAAATAGCCCTTCACTGTTCTGAGTTCGTACCGTTCTCGCAGCGGCCAAACCAACAAATCCTTAATGTGATGCTTTCTAATATTTGTGAGAGGCAATTCGCTCAGTGCAGGTAGCAGATGATTAACCACCACCGACTTCACCGCACTTTTCCTTTCTGATGAGATGTCCTTGTTCGATTCGATATGTTGCACATACCAACGCAAACAATCACCGAAACAACTCCAATCCGTGACGACTTGGTCCGTCTCTGTCGCCATTCTCGCTATCTTGAGAGGCAACAACTCAAACAAAGCCTTTGCGTTCAATCGAGGCCATAAGCCAAGACGCTCCCACTTGGGTTTTCCGTACTTGCCATTATTCTTGCGCTTATCAATCAACCACCAAGTAGCACTCTCACGAGACTTATGAAAGCGCAGCTCCAACGCATACCTTTCATCCCTAAGCCTCGTGACAGTATCACTTTTCAAATAGCTTTTAATTTTCGCATCAGAGATACGTAATCGTACTGTAGTCATAGATCTAAGATGCCCAAAGGGTCACCACCGTAAGCACAGTTGCTAAATGGCCGAAGCCTGGCAATGCTCGACGACATTGCAGAACGCTAACGTTTTTGCTCTTGGTGGTGAAAATAGGATTACTGCTCTTTACCGAGATGCTTTTTCACCACGGTAATCAAGCGGTCATCAGTATCAGTTTTGGTATTTTTCGCGTGTGAGTCTGCAATAGTGATAAGTAATTCAGTCACAGATTCAGGGCTAAGTAGCTTTGCAGCCCAATAGCCAAGCAGACTTTTAAAGAAGGTAAACAAGAAAACTTTCATGGTATTAGCTCCAATAAAAAAGCGGCCGTGGTAGGCCGCTGCTATTTGAGTATTTCTTTCGGGAATTTATCAATGAAGTCAGAAACGTCCCCTGCTCCTTGATGTGTGTTGTAGTACTGCTTCCAGTATCTCGCTAATGCCGGAATATCACCGGAATTGGGTAAAGGCTTGGGAACTCGCAGATAGTGCACTCGACACATCGCAACCGCATATGCCAGGTTGGTGATCAACTCCTTAGGAGTGGCTTCTTTTGCAACTTGTCTTACCTTCTCGCTTAGTTCGGTTCGGTAAGCTAAATAGTGCTGCCAAATATCATCATGAGTCGCAGGTTCCATTTGTACGATGCCCAATGCAGGGCCATTACCAATCTGTTTAAGATATTTAGCTCGGCTCTCAACAAAAATAGTGCCGACAACCAGTTGCTCCGCGGCTGCACTGTATAAACCAAGTTCTTTTAAAGTTGGCCTAACGACCAGCTCTGTCAGTTGCTTTGCATCCATCTTTTTGCTGCTCCTTTTTCAACTTACGCTGATCAAAAAACACGAAGATTTCAAAAGCGAGGCGACTAGCGATAAGAACTAAACCTGCTGTAGAAATCAAACGCTCCACTGACTGGCCGGAGCTTGCTACAGCTTCCGCAGTCTCCTGAGCTTTTGCTAACACCTTCTCGTTATATAGGCTGATGCTGCCACCACCAACGTAGGTAATAATTCGCTCTTTCCACTCTTCAAAACGTGCTAACGCCATTTGAAACCCTCAGAAATGAAAAAAGCGCCCAGAAAGGCGCTCCAAATAATTTTGTAGAGATATAAAAAAACCCCGCCGAGTTGGCGAGGTTTTGCATGCTGGAAAGAGTGCGCCATTTAGGGGTGAATGTCAACACTCACCCACAAGTTCATTAGAGAAAGTAGGTTCATTGCGTAACGCCTTTGTTCCGCTTTTTATAAGAACCAATACTCCAGGGTAGAGCGTTGCAGACTCCCCACCCGCCTCCAAAACTTCATCTAGTACTAACTTATGAGTTACCAAGTCATCTTGTTGATGCGTAGCAATTAATCTATCTAGCTCTGCAAGGTAACTAGAGCTTTTACCAAGATTGGTTCTGCGAATCTTAAGAGTAATAAAAACTATACCAAGAGCAAAGTTATCGCCATAAATGTACTGTTTTTCTATTTTATTAGCCTCTCTGTCGGCAAGCTTAATTGCTGAAGAAAAATCATGTTCATTTAGACTCTCAAGTGACCACCACAACTGTTTTGCTTCACAACGAAATTGCTGATCATTTAAACAAAACCATAAGTCTCGTCTTCCTCGATAACCTCTTGCATCAATATCCTGATTGTCACCTGTTTGTTTTTCTTTATCAGTTGAATATTCTTCAAGAACTAGAGCCTTATATTCACTTTGCCGCCAAATAGCTCCCGCCAATATTGATATATTTGCTCTCTCATTATAAAAATATGCCAAGTCGAAATTACCTTCTTCATAATTCGAATAAGAATGAGCATATTCTCTGTGTATAGCGTCGAACTCTTTAAATATTACATCAAACATCTTTACTACCTTAAGACTAATTCGGTATTAATGCCAATCGTTGGGAATAACTCTTAAATGCTTTGTGACTTGTTGGTCTCGATTTTCACTAAGTCACCTTCCACAACTACACACTCAAACCTTTTCTTTACTACAAAGATTTCACCTGACTCTTGGTATTCTGTTTTACGTTCAATTCGCGCATTTACTAAAAGATCGCCGTCAATGCCTTGAGCCTGACCATTTCTGATTGCGTCATCCATTGCGCGCTGTAGTAAGTTGTCTTTTGGACCTGACATGTACGCCAATGTGTAAAGGTTTACTTCATAGCATGATTTACCTTTAGTATACGAAGATGTGTTGTTGCTTTTTTGGTACTGAAGGCTTCGAACATTAAACGATGAAGCCGCTGTAAACTGCCCCAGACGCTCATCAGTGTCAGGCGGCATCTGCACACAACCACTGAGTGTAACTAAACCTAATACAGCCAAGCTAATATTTTTAATTTTCACTATTTTTCCTTGATATTTGAATAGACAACTGACGTGTAAGTCGGCTAAAGCCGTTTCTAACCTCCTATAATGCAACCTTTCTCATAGCACTTCAATTTATAATCAATAAGTTAATTAACATAATGTGAGTTGATCAACCCTATCAGATCTCATTGAATCGTGAGTGAAACGCTGACAAGTCTCGCTCCAACTAAGCCACCTGGAGCGAATGGTACTGACGTTTAAAAACGGAGGAAGTGCACACAAAACAGCCGAAGCACATTGCGGTAAAGAGAAATAATTAACTTTGTGGTGCAAGAGGGGTTAGCTGCTGACGCAGACAAGTTTGGACTATTGACAGTTAAGTGCTTGTATGCATTAGGTAATATCCATTAGCGCCAAAAAGCTTTCTATTTCTTTTGGGTTCGTTAGAAACCATTCTGTTCCCGGAGAGCCTGATAGCTTTCTATTTTTTAAAATGAGTAATCCGTGCAGTGTGTTTTCTAATACTCTGGGGGTATCCGTTTTAATCAAAAGGTCTAACACTGGTATTTCAGGTAATGCAGTACCAGTTTGCGACATAATTCTGAGTCCTGCGTCTCTGTCACTCATACCCACCTTACATTCCCAATACTCATTACCAGATAGCTCTGCGAGCTTCTTATATGCTGGATAATAATATAGATATACGCTCGACTTTCCCTTGCCTAACACTTTCAATGGATTGAGGGTTGTCGACTCTTCTATTAATTGTTGTGGGAAGTCTAGCTCATCATCATCTTCTTTAACTTCTTCTCCAGTGTCTCCTGAAATGCTCCAATAGCCAGTACTTGGATTTTCCGCGATGTCCTTTTGTCTCAAAGTTTCTAACGCTTTTTTGACCGTGCGAGGAACATCTTGAGCATTGGCAGACCTCCCTCCGAGTTTTACATGCGTTTCCACAACAGTGGTAACAATGTCATTTCTAGCAACTGTTTTACCAGCAAAAAGCTCCACAATTAACTCTCGACACACTGCGGGCGTTAATGGGATATCTTTAAACTCATAATTATCTAAATTCATTTTAATCTTCTATTTACTAACGATACGTCAGGGGTGAACAACACCACAACTAAACCTAACCACTGCGCCATAAACACGAAACCCAAGCTTGAACTGAAAATGCCAAGCGTTGGGAATAAATCTTAAATGCTTTATATGATTTTAATACCAAACAGTTGGGTGAAGTTATGCGGTGTACATTCCGTCAACACTTGTTTGCGTCTACCAGAGGAATAGTCCACAAGACTAACAAACTCTAGCCCATGCTTATGTCTCGTATGTTCGGCAAATAGGCTGCGTCTCAATAGTTCAAGTAACTTCTTAGAATGCTGTGAGTTTTCGTAAACTTCTTTAGCATAATTTTTCATCTCAATTAATGAACCAAGCATCATAGCCGTAGACTCAACTACATCAAGTTCACCCTTTGCCGGCAAAACAGCGCTATGACTAATAAGTTCCTCTAACATGGAAGCTTGAAAAGACGCATTACTTACAAGGTCTTTTCCTTTCTTAAAGGCGTCGATATACTCCTTTTCGATACCCATGATTATCCTAACAAGATTTTCTGACGCATTTTGAACAATGTGGAGATGATCCTCTTTTGGTTCAGATACAACAAAAAGTGGAGGATGTACCATTTCTTTGTCAGCGTAGAGGGATACAGAAAAAACGGTATTGGGAACATCACTTGAAAAGGTGTTGTTATAAGGAAGCTTGTATACATTCACTAGCTCTAACGATTTAAATGCTTTTTGTAGTTTTTCAATACTCATCTTTTACCCTGTAAAACTAACTCTTCTTTATCAAAAGAAGCCTTTTATCCTCTATAATGCAACCTTTCTTTGATTATTTCAATTTACAATCAACAACTTAACGAACACAAAATGAGCAAAAAAACCTGCCAGCCCTCACTACACCGTGTGTTAAACACTGACAGGCCTCACCCAACTAAGCCACCCTCTCCTTCTCTATCCTTTCCATCAGTGCCAGCATCGCAGCATTACGTTTTGCAGCTAGCCAGTCTGCTAGGCCATCGAGAACTGGGTGGTATTGGCGTTTGAATACTGAGAAAGTGCAAACGAATCGGCCGGAGCACATTGCGGCGAAGCGGCTTTCTAGGTCCCACGCTACTCGGCCATCGTTGCAATGCATGCACTTACGGTAGTGGCGGTTTGGGGCTCGGTACTTCCCGCTTCCACCACAGCAAGAACAAATACGGCCTTGTGGTGTGATCGCTTCTTCCACAGCTGCGCGAACAATGGCTGCGAATGCGGCTTCGCTTTTCTGGCCGCGCCAGTCATCGGTCAGCGTATACAATTCCGCAAGTACCGCCTTTTCAAGTGCTCTTCGAGATTGCGCGTTATCCAATAACTCAACAAACAACACTAAGAACCCAACTGGAGATTCCTTCCAGGTAATCCCCACCATGCCGAGCTGGTCTTCCAGAGAAAATAAGCCTTTGCCGCCCTTTTGCGGTTCGTAATTTATGCCTGTCAAATCAAATTTAGCCAATAACGTTTCTGGTCGCATTTATGCTATCTCCTTGCTGTTCCTCACCTGCTTGCGAAAACTCTCCCACGTGAAGCTCACCCATTCGCAACTCTCCAACAATCGCTCCATCACACGAGCCCCAAGAACCTGAGTCAGGTCATCAGATTTCAGATTGGTCAGAATGCCGGTTGCCTTCTCGTTGGTGTAACGTGAGTCGATGATGGTGTTAATCATGATCGCCTCGTGGTCATTCATGCGCTGCACCCCAACCTCATCGAGCACCAACAGATCCACCTGAGACAGGTACTTCAAGAACTGAGCTTCCGTCACGTTCGATTGGCGGTTGTACTTATCGCGGATTTTCATCATCAGTTCAGCCACCGTAATCACCAACACCGTCTTGTTACGAGTCATCAGCGCGTTCGCCATCGCGCAAGCTAGGTGGTTTTTGCCCGTTCCAGTCGAACCGGAGAAGATAAAATTCTTCGAGTCACCCTCTAGGAACTCCGACACCCAACGGCGAGAAACACTGAACGCCTGACGCTGGCCTTGGTTGTCCGTCACGTAGTTCGCGAACCGACATTTTTGGTGCTTCTTGCCAACACCGCTACGGCCAAGTAAATCCTGAACCTTGCTCTGCTGGTAGTTTTGAAACGCCACTTGGCTTTGCTTCTCGACTTCCTGTTGAGCGATTTGCTCCATCTGCTCAGCCGTGTACGGCACAACGTTCGCAGGCATCGCTTGCTGTAATTTTTGGTAAAAGCTGCTCATTGGTCACCTCCGTCTTGGCGGTCTTTGAACCACTGAGGTGGTCCGTAATCATCTGGGTTGGTTTGGTCAGAAAATTCTTCCACTTGAGGAATTTGCGATTGGCTACGAGCTGGCGCACCACGCTCCTTCGCCCACTTGTTTTGCATCCGCATGCCATTGCGCCAAGCAGAAACCCAATCAACGTACTTGCTCGCTCTGGCTAACATCGCATCACTCCACTGCTCGGTAGCGCTCTGCACATCCAGCACAAAGTCCGTTTGAGCGTTGTACCAATCCGCCATATCCTGAGTGACTTTAAAATCATCAGGCATAGCAGTTTTGCGTGGCGAAGATTTACGCTTGCCAGAATCCTGAGAATCATCCTTGGGGGGATTAAGGGGGGATCTATTATTGTTTGATGGATCTAATGATGGTTTGGGGTCAGCTGTTGCCCTACCCCCTGACGTCAGTTGCCCTAGGTCAGAATTTGCCCTAGGGTCATCATTGCCTGAGGTATCACCCAAATTCACGATCGCTTTTAGGTTAATCCAGTACACATTCGTGTCGTGGATTTTGCTGTTTTCTTCCTTTCGGCGACGGACAGAAATCACGCCCATTTCTGAGAGCTTTTTAAGCTGATTTTTAACCGTGGTCGGTGAAACACGACACTTTTTCGCGATAGCCGATTTACCCGGCCAAGCAACACCCTCGTCGTTCGCGTAATCTGCAATGCAGAGCAAAATGATTTTCTGAGTACAGGTAAAGGCATCGACATCAAGAATGGTCGACATGTATTTAATACTCACACCGCCGTCCCCGCTTTCATTGATTCAAAGATTTCCATCGCTTTAGTCCGTGATACGACAAAACGACACACACCGTTATTGGCCACCCAGATATAGCAGCCGTGATAGTTCTGTAAGCTAAGGCTCATTGCACAAAGTTCTCCGTGTTTTCGGATAAAGGCGCGTACTGTGTGGTGGTCAGCCACGACGCGTTTAAATCAGGCGGCTTTCTTGGCCATCAACGATTCAAGGTATTCCAGAAGCGGCGCGTGAGATGCCTTCGCCTCCTGAACTTCTCGGTACGCATCGCGCAGCTGGTCGATGCTCGCGTTCTCACCCAAAGAGATCACCGCACAAAACGCTTCGGAAGTTTCTTTGTTGTGGTTGTGCAGTAATAAATCGCGGCTAAGGTTGGCATCGCTGGCACCGATGCAAGTAACAGAGAACCCAAGCGGGTTGAGAAATTGGTTAAGCATGTCGCTCGCACGTTTGGCGGGCATCGCCTTAAGTACCGCAGGTAACAAATCCATCATTGTGGCTTTGGCTTCTACACTTGTTCGCTCGACATAGCGGAAAAAGTTCTGCGCGTTGTTCTTGTCATCCGCGCCTGGCACTTTGAGCAGAGCTTTACGCTGAGCATCGACTTCATGTTCAAGATCGAGTTTGTGATACAAGCTAGCGACACGGTGAGCAATGCACTCTTTGCTCAGTTCCGTTCGCCAACTTTCTATCGCGTTACGCATAACGCTTTTAAAACTGTTGTTCATGATTTTCCTTACTGGTTGTTTGTACAGAATGTTGTTGATCAGCCTTTTAGGAACGGGGTTTGCTATTTTTTGAATCTAAGGGATTTGGAAATACTTCTGTGAACTGGCACTTAATACCCAAAGCAGAAAATGCATTCACGATTTTCCATCCCATACTGATATTTATGGCTCGAATCCCTGATTCGTAGTTACCTATGGTCGATGGCGTTACTCCCACCATCTGACTTAACTTCGATTGGCTGATTTTGGCTTGATTGCGAAATAATGAAATATTGTTCATTGCTAGCCCTCCGCCAAAGAGAATACACAAAACGTGTTTGACAGTAAACACAAATCGTGTGCTTACACCACACACAGAGCGTGTTAATTTATGGATATGAGTAAAAAGCAAGAAGTGGGGTCGCGCTTAAAGCGATTCCGAGAAGCCCAAGGCATAAGCCAAAAGACCCTAGCTGAGAAATGCGGCTGGGGTGCATCTCGTATTGGTAATTATGAAGCTGGGGTGAGAAGTATCAATTTAGATGATGCTGAAATTATTGCCTCGGTATTAAATATCAAACCATATGAAATCCTATTCGATTCCTCAGAAATCGACTTAATTCCAAATGTACATGAAATAGATATTCAACCTAGGCTTCAAAGCTCATTCCCTCTTTTGAGTTCTGTACAAGCAGGTCAATGGACTGAAGCTTGTGAGGCGTACGCCCTAGATGAAATAGACGAATGGTATGAAGCCACAGTTAAAACATCGAAGCGTAGCTTTTGGTTAAAAGTTCAAGGTGATTCGATGACTAGCTTATCTGGCGTCAGTGTACCTGAAGGAACTCTTGTACTGGTCGATACAGAGAAAGAACATTGTAATGGTTCTTTAGTTGTAGCGAAGCTAACAGACGTTAATGAAGCAACGTTTAAAAAGTTTGTAACTGATGGTGGTCAGGACTATTTAAAGCCACTAAACGAAAACTATAAAATGATTCCTATCAACGGTAACTGCAAGATCATCGGTGTCGTCGTAGAAGCAAGACTAAGACTCATATAGAAAAGACAACAAGCATCTTTTTTCATAAAACCGCCTAACTTTAGGCGGTTTTTTTATATCTGAAGCAAAAACAAACACAAAACGTGTTGACACAACAAACACGTTTTGTGTATTTTATTTCTATCGAGACAACCTAACAAACACAATTAGTGTTCATAAGCTAGTAAGCCTGACCAGCCGCCCTCCTTCGGGAGCGACTAGCATTAAATTGGAGATAGACATGAATGAGCCAATAGAAATCACCCCTGAAGAGCTAGAGCAGATTACTACCTTCTGGGAGATAACTGTTCTAACCGCTAAGAGAAACCTGTCAGTTATAAAAAATAATCTTCACCAGGAATCTGGAAATCAAATAGAGCTTCTTCAGGAAGTGAGAAAACACTCAGTTCGTGCGCAAGAATTACTTGAAGGGATTCATACGTCCCTGAAAGAAGTCCCAAAAGGGTTTGTGAAAGCCACAATCTATGGCGTTCTACCAAAACGAGAATCACATATCGGCATCTGCCTACTAACAGAAAACGAAGAGAAGCTAAGGTTTTTTGTTCCTGAAGAAGATATCGAATCAATGCTTAACAGCGTCGTGGACCATGATACTCCCACTCCGACAAGTCATCAGGCAGACCAAACTCATCAAGTTCGATGCCGTTAGATGGAGTATAGGTGCACCCCATAACTGCATCATCAAGCGCTAACTGAGGATGACGATATGAACCCAATGATTCATCGTCAAAAAGGATATGGAATAAGCCGCTTTTGTGTAAAGCGATTAACACGACTCCATATTTTGAATTGTATGACCAGACCATGTTCGACTCCTTAATTGACTCAGCAATTTAAATGCAACAAGTTGCTATTCAATAAATGCGAAATCGTTATGCCATACAGCATCTTAACTGTAAAGAAACCCTAGAAATTTGTGCGATCGCGGCCTGACCAACCGCAACTTATCGAGAACTTTGTGTAATGAGAGCTTAATGATGAAAACAATGACGTTAGAACAGACCCATCAACTGCTTAACAACCTGCAACTACTCAATGTGTGCAGCCATCAGTTTGAAGAAGTGACAGCAGAGCTAAGTAAGGATGATCCGCTTCGTATTGCTGCGACTTCCATCTTTGAAGGAGCGGAAGACTTTAAAGGGCTGGAGATTCACGTAAACGAAGAAGATTTTGAAAAGGCGCAAGAGCTATTCAGCCAGCTGGTTAGCCTGCAAGCCGCAGTGGAAGCGAGAACGCTACCCCACTAGAAAGAGAAAACCCCTATCGGTGACCAAACCAACAGGGGCGTTCTTTGTGCAATGAGACTTAGATAACCAAACCTCGCAATCAGTATAGCTTTGGCTGACCACCAATATCAAGAGCTTAGGCTGATTGCGGGTATTCACCCACAAGCAATAGGACATGTGCAATGAGTACTTTAACTTACCGCAACAGCCAAGAGGCATTTATAGGGAAACACATCACTTCTCTGTTAGAGCAAGACGGCCACGAAGAACTCGACATAAAACGCGCCGTTGAGCGCGGAATCAATCACTATCGTAATACTGCCGGTTTTGCCAAAGGTAAGGTGTTCGATGAATGCCTAGCCAGAGCTAAACAGATGCTTTCACCTAGCAAACCAAAGCGAACTAGAAAGAGCAAAACAAAATGACACCTGAAGAGCGTAAACGTAAGCAAAACGCAAAGCGCGCTCAAAGATGTAGAGATAAGCGTAAAGCCAACAACAACCATGATTTGCGCGTATCTCTAAACCCTCAGGAACAGGCGAAGTTAGAGAAAATCTGTCAGTTCTTCGCCTACCCAGCAGAACCCTATACACAGGAAGAAGCACTTCAGTCACTGATCCATCGTGTCTATAGCGAGATTCCAGTGATTGAAGCGCAACTGGGGAAATGCAGTAAGTGCGGAGAACAGCTCCCAGAAGGATGCGCAAAGCTAAGCGAAGGCGGTTTGTTTAAAGGTGACGCTACTTGCTGGCACACCGCTAATCGTATTCGTATTTATCAGCCAACGGAGAAATACAATGAAAGCAGACCAAGTGGCAGTTAAGGCCAAGGAAGAATTTGACGACATGGTAGATGAAACCGCGCTGAGTGACTATGCGGTCAACGAAGTCGATCTTGGAGAGATTGAAATCAACGGCAAAAAAATGACTGTCTATTTAGGCATTCGCCAGAACTAACTAACGGCCAACCATTACTGTAATTAAGGAACTGTGTGCAATGAACTACTCTGACTTTAACCAATCACCGATGAACTTCACCTACTCTGCTCCTGCTTTCGTCCGTGACTCAGCGAAGCAAACAGAAAAGCCTGTTTATGACACCGAGCGTTACCCAGAATCTTCCAACAAGATCATGTGCCATCAAGAGGTGTTAGATTTCTTCAATAAGAAGCGAACCACCATCATTGCATGGCGCAAGAACCGCAACTTCCCAGAGCCAATTAGCAAATCACCGCTACGTTGGATTCGCGCAGCGGTGATGGAATGGGTAGAGCATGAAGGTGGGTTTAAGGCTGGGGTTTAGGGTTATCAAATTTATCCATGTTACGCTATTTTTATTGGGTTTAAACAGTACTTTTCTCACATAAGTAGAATCCATATACGAACCTGTTAGTTAATTCTCCGCGATTTATATATGGTTCTTCATTATAAGACTTATATCTATACTTCGAACATTCTGTGAAGAATATTAGTTCGATAAAACCTTGATTGAAAGCATTAATACAAGTCTAAATACTTCTTTTATGTTAGTGATAGTGGTATTCATAATGGTCGCATTATCCCTTCCGTAACAGCTGTTACGACAACCAATAGTATTATTGGTGATAGCATTCTTATTGCTAAAAAATTGAATTCATCAGTTCTGGGTGGCATTAGAGAAACCACTAAGAAAGGTATATAACTCAATATGATAATCAAAAACATAATCTCACGACCGAAATAAAACGGAAATGAAAAATAACAAAGAATTGGTAGCACATAGATTTTCCATTCTGTTGGGAATAAATCTTTCAAAGAAAACAAAAGAGGACCAAACGTTAATGAAATGACTGTAAATGCATCAAATGTGACTAGATCAATTCTAAAGCTTTCGGGTAAATAGCCAATGACAAAGAATCCTACTTGGTGCCATAGCTCTATTGCATTAGCAATTAAACCTTTAAACTTGTATACAGAATCAGCCAAAGATCCTATAGATAATGCTGATATAAAAACTGAACTAGTATATAAAAATTTCTCTAGTTTATTAAAACTTCGCCACCTTGGTGCCATAGCTCTATTGCATTAGCAATTAAACCTTTAAACTTGTATACAGAATCAGCCAAAGATCCTATAGATAATGCTGATATAAAAACTGAACTAGTATATAAAAATTTCTCTAGTTTATTAAAACTTCGCCACCTATTCAGTAAGCCATCGATGTCTTCTGCTATTCCCATAATACTCTGGACTGATTACCTTAACATTAGCTAGGTAGTTTCACCTTTCTAAATCCAATTATCAAGATACCTTTCAAAGCAACATGAAACTAAGTTGCATACTTTTATGAAAAATTTGAGACAATTCGAAGTGAAGGTCCTACGCGTTAGCAATATCTGTTAAGCAATTTATAGGGCGCACAACCCAACCTATATATAGAGGCCTATCATTAACGATGCCCAAGTTAGTACAAACATAATAACACTGGTGTCTTCAACCTCATTGTTAATGTGCAGGAAGAGTGAAGTAAAGAAAAATGCGATCGGAGTGTTGAACGCAGAAGAAAACTCGACTTCTATTTCATAGCCAGTCATTTCTAAAATAACTCGCGCTATAATTACGACAATTGATACCAAAAAGCTACTACGAATAATCCATATTCTTAAATTGTGATCTGACTTCAAAGGTCGCACAAACTTGAGCTGAAAAACGTCTTTGAGAATGGCAACAACTTCTTGATCTGCTTTGCTCAT